TATATTGAAAACCAAAAAGAATCAGTAAGATCTACTTGCTGGTTGTAATCCCAGATATGATTGTATCGATAAGGAGCCAATGTTCCAAAGCTGGTACTACCTCCTTGAGCGCTTTCAGACAAAACTGCCGGCGGCAAACTTATCCTAAATCCTCGTGAGTCGGTGGGTTGATTTGCTGTTATAGTATAATTTCTAAGATTTGCAGGGTAGTTTTTACCTCTCACAAGAAGCTCTTTTTCAAATCCATCTTCATCTATAACAGATTCAGTTTCAAAAGAAACTTGAGTTCCACCTGTATTTACATCACGAAGGTGATTTGATGTTAGATCATACTTAATATCAGAGAATATAGCTGTATCAGAAGTTGTAATTGTGTTGTCGTAATTAGCAATAAGTGGTAGTGTAACCTTACCGTGGTCATCACTAAAAAAACCAATACCTTCGGTAATACTGTATTTACTGGGTTCCGAAATCGGCAGAGCAAAACCAGCTATTGGGCCTTCACATATTAAATCCAAGGACCTATATATTGCTATAGATTCTAATTTTAGATATTTACCTCTCGTACCAACTTGAGCACCAATAGATTTTCCGTCATATATAAAAGAGCTATCAGTATAATTCAGGGGCCTGAAGTTTGCATCTTTATTACCCCTTGGTGGAAATACTGCCGGTTTTAAGCCTGGGTTTTGTGCAAAACTTGAATCGTTTCGTCTAGGAGTAAGTGTTTGGCCAGGACCAAATGTTTGCTGAAAACCACCATGAGCAGATTGGCCCTTCTCATAACTAGAATTGTATGCATCATTGCCTTGGTCTGCAGTAAAGTTTTTGGCTGCTGTAGCGTTACTTGGAATAGAAACAGAATATTTACTACTATCATCTGTTCTTGGTTGATCTGCTATTGGTTCTATAGTTTGTTTATCTGAATGTCTATAATTATATTTTTTATTAAAATCAAAACCTTCTCTTAAAAAATTAAAACTTTCAACATTTGGCAAATCAAGTACATCGTCTAATCTGCGAATTTTTGCAGTTTTATAATCAAAGTCGTAGTTTGAAATATTTGAGTTAACCACCAAGCTACCAACCCTCAGTTGACCATAAACAACAGGTATTGGAGTTCCTTGTTCTGCCTTGTTTTCATTTTTACTGTATAAATGGGAATTGGTTTCTATTATTTCAAATTCTTCTACACCACCCGTTTCCTCTTTTGGGGTCAGTTTATCGGTAAGTTTTTGCATAGCCCATCCCATTGCAGCATTTCCGGCAAATGCTCCAAGCATGCCCATGCCAGGAATACCTGCGGCAGCTTGAAATTGTGGTACTACCGTGTATTTATCCTTAGGTAAAACCACATCCATACAAAAAGATTCAAACTTTACACCCGCTTCGTCAATTAAAAAATATTCAGTGCCCAGCAAACACTTGTCAATAAAATATTTTTCAAACCTAGGATTAAGAGCAAACAAAGCATTCCAAAACTCTCTCATACTGGATATTTCTAGATTTATTGATTCACCTAGTTGTTCCGATAGTTCGCCTGCAAATATAAAAGTTTTCATGAGTCCTTATACCTATATATATTATACACTTTATTTAATAACCCATCAACAATTACTTCTTTCTTGGGAAAACTATAAATAGGATGATGAAACATCATTTTATTAAAGTAAACACCTAAATGCATAAACCGAGATATAGTCGGCTCAAAAACAATCAAATCACCATCCTTCATTTCTTTTTTGTCAACAATAAAAAAATAATCTTGAATGTGACTAAGCATATCTTCATTGTTGTTATCTTTTCTTCTAGACCAGTTGATATTAGTGTTGTGTAAATTTATATTTAAATTCAATAAATAAAAATCTTTAACATAACTTAAACAATCTTGAAAATAAGGAATAAAAATTCTTTGTGACAAGCTTCTAGGTTTATAATTTTTAGGATAATGCAGGTATGTATTTTTCGAAGCAGTTGATAATATAAAAGAAGGAAGAGCGAAAGACTCAGCCATAGAAATATCACAGGGACCAGGTCTAGGATCTTCTGAAAGGTGAGTATGAAAAAGAGATATAATATTATTTTTTAAATATTGATTGTAAAAAAAATCGTTTTTACTATTAAATAAATCAGGAAAGAAAGAACCTTCATTCTTAAGGGGGTAAAAGCAGAAATTATTGTTTTGATCGTTTAAATAAAAAAACCCGCCAGTTTCATTATTTAAATCACTTAGTCCATGCTTAAAGGAAGACAATAAAACCTTAGCCGTATGATCCTGGGAATCCTCCAAAAGGTAGTCCATTTTGTTTTTCTTTGTTAGAGCCATTAACTATGCCAAATCTTGCACGACAACCTGATATGCTTTTGGGGCACATATCTTGAACCCAATTTTTTTTATCTTTTAAAGGGTTGGACTGTATACCGTTATTTTGACAAACGTATAAGTGATATACAGTTTCATCAGATTCTTCTATATATACAGAGACGGTATCATTTTTATTATAAGTAGTGTCCTTATTCCATTTGATTTGTTTGGCTTTTGAGGAATTTAAAGTAAAGCTGGCAGACAAGTTGTGAGTTAAATTATTACCGCCTTTGTCAGTGACTGGGGGACCTTTATATCCACAACCATAAGAATGGCGATATTTCCATCCACAAACATTATGAACTAATTTTCTTCCTGGAATTAAGCCCCCGTCTTTTTCAAATCTAGAAACTAATTCAAATTGAATAAAGTCTGCATTTTCTATTGATTTTTTGTTTATTGTATATTTTTCTACAGGAAAAGAAACTTCAGTTGGTGAACCAAAGGGATTAACATTATTTGGAAAATTTTTACCATGCAAAAACTTAACAAAAGTTTTGGTTCTTCTTACATTAAAACCAACAAAATCTTTAAAGTAACGAGTTTTTAAACTGAAAAATCCATCTGTATTGTCAAATTTCAAAGTCGGCCTAGGAAGAGTTTCATCTTCGTAATCAAATCCGTGCGCTTGACACGGTATATAAAAATACTCATTAGAACCTTTTCCGTCTCCACTAAAATATATAGGGTTACCATATCCATTCTCCCCAGCATGAAACTTATATGTGGCAGGGATGTCCTCCTCAGTTTCGGGGTCTTTTAAAATTATTTCATATAAAGTAATTAATGTGGAGGGCTCAAGCTCCATAATTTCATTAAAAATTTTATTATTCATGATTTATATATAATAAATTATTATTAAACACATTCAATAAATGTTGCCGATATATTATGGTTATCTTTATATATGTATGTATGCCTCCATTCTGGGCAATAAAAAGTTGAAATGGTTTTTTGATTAGGGCTCGAGCCTTGTGCGGAGTTCGGGTTCCCTCTATATTGTTTTTGTAAATGGAACCCAAATTTTTTGTAACCCAAATGACTCTCTAAAAACAACAATATCTTCTTTGCTTCTAAATCAGATCGACCATTAAAATTAAGAGATAAATTAGATAAATTATGATTATATCCATATTTATTGAATTTTTTGTAAAAATCATTTACTGAAGAGGTTTTATATTTAGGGGAATGGGCAATTTGAATTGACTCGGTTGGCCTAAAATCAAACATTTTAAAACCTAAATCACCATCTTGACTTTTTGGCTTATATGGATAGAAGGAGCATTCATTAGGGTTATCAATGAAAATTGAATGCCTTAACGGGTTATGAGAAGACAAGCAATTATCGCTAGCATTAAGTTGGTAATAAGGAAACTCAAGAAATAACTCAGTAAAAGGGTTTCCACTATTGAAAGAAACAGAACCAGGGCTTTGATTACTTGACATTTTATAATTCTTGTAACCACCATTTAAATAAACATACTGGCCCTGCCTGAATTCTAAAGCTGGCCCCTGTGTAACTTGAGCAAAATCTTTTCTAGAGGTAAAGGCAACATTAAATTTTGTTGAAATTGTATCAGATCCGCCAGCAGGAGGTTCAACACTTGACAAAATAGATGGATAAGCGCAAGTAAAAGATGCTGTCACGTTATTAACATTTTGAGTTTCAACTTGATGGGAATAAGAAAGACAATAAAATTTATTTGCCTTATAAGGATAAAAAGGAGTATAATCAAAAGGCTCTATTCTTTTATTTGTAAACAAGCCATATATGTGGTATTCTTGAGGGTCATAATAAAAATTCTTCTGAAAAAACGATATCATTTGACTTGATTCTAAATCAGTTAACTGATTAAAACTTAAATCTAATGACATATTTAACGAATTAATACCTTTCAAAGATCTCTGTGCATAACTATCGTTTAATTGAACAGAATCAGCGAGAGAACTAAAAGATGCAGTCGATCCAAATGAAGCTGCTACATTAATTTTATCGTTATTATTTGGTGCAGAAATATCCATTATTTTATTGTTTGAGTGACTTCTATAGCTCCGACCAAATTACCTTGAGAGCTAACCGAAAGAGCTTGAGTATTTATTACTCCATCACAAGAAAATTCAGCCATAAATCCCCTATGATTTTCTTGAGACATAACATCATCTGAGCCAAAATCGTCATAAGATAAATCATGTAATCGAACTTTTAAATTTGCTTCCCTACCATTAAATCCATCCTTCAACATGTCTGGGTCTAAACTTTCACCCTGTAGAGACATATTAATTACAGTAGAGTTTTTTGTTACTCTCGTAGGTACTAAACCTAGGTCTGTATTTTCGAGGGTGTCACTAGTTGGAGCTTCAAATCTTGAGTCCCTATTAACATTGATTGAGTAGTCAAAGGAAATCGTATGCTCAAAACCTAATGGGGTTGTGCCAACTATTTGACTATGATCTCCATGAGGGATAGACTGTTGTTTATACAAATCGCTACTAAAATAATCCTCCATTATAGTCTCATCTTTTGTCAAAGAACCATAAATACTAAAATTAGCATTAGCTTGGATAATTGAGTTTGGAGATATTGAAAAATTAAAACTGTTGAGATAAGCGTCTGAGAACCTAAACGGACCTAAATACCCTTCGACTTTTTCTTCATTCAAGGGAGGGAATTGAGCTGGGTTCAATAGTCCAGTAATATTAAAAAATGAAGCCAAGTTTCCAGTGTTGGGGTAAAATGAAACATCAAGACTACCAACAATAGGTCCACTAGCAACATAATTAAATAAAGGATTAAAGTAGCCAGATTGAGCTTCACCTTCACTTAATGACCAGTCGCCACTCTTAGCATAAAGACTTACTATATATTGATTTCCATCAGGAAAAACATCGTGCTCAAAAAATAAAGACTTGCCACTGTTAAAAACAACTTCAGTACCTTTGGGTATTTTTTTAATTGATGTAGCTAGAGGCATAGGGGGACCGCCAGAGGGTCCAAGTAAAACTAAAAATGGGCTGTTTGGTGAAAAATTTTGAGGAACATAATCTATTGGCGTATCAGGTGATGAAGAGCTTACATAAGAAGTTATTTGAAGTTGATTATCATCTACTTGACGAGTAACCGACAAAGGTTGACTGACGGCCAAACTAGCTTGCTCAGCAAAAATAAACTCACCCTTCCCGTCTGAAGAAAGGTACAAAGGAACATTTTCATAAGGTTCAAAAATCATGTTAAAACTTTTATTTTATGAATACCCGGTTCTTTAATCATATTCACAACATTTTTATATTGATTTATTTCATCAATAGTTAAGATGTTATTTACTTGATTAAAATTAATATTTTCAGAAGTATCGCTAGTATCAAAATCAATTACCTGAAATGGTCCATCAGTTAAAGGTTTAAAAATAAATTCTTCATAATCCGGAGATTCATAAGAAAAGCCTGTCACACCCACAATGCCCTGAGATTCAGTCATAAAGGTTAAAGCAGATGGAACTTCTACACTTGTGCCATCATCAAAAGATATTGTAGATTCAGCATTTACAATATAACCTCCAGCGGAATTATTAACGACCGATTTAGCAATCGGTTCATCAGATAGCTCATCTTCAATTACATAATAGATTTGATTGGTTCCAATGTTTGATACATCCCAAATAATAGGATTAAGGTACTGCCTATCGCTTTTGTTTATATATCCATTGTATGTAACATTCACAGTAACTAAATCGGTGCTCGAACTTTGTATAGAATGATTAACGATTCTTGCATTTTTTATAGTAAAGGTTTCTATTCTTGAATTATCTATTGGATTATTTAAAACAATATTCAAGTCTTGCTGATATGGTTTTTTAATAAAGTCTCTAAATTTAGTAAATTCATAATCATTAAAATCAAATGTTAAATTTGCTTCTTGAAATATAGGGTATTGAATATCAACTTGAACTGGGCTAGTTGATCCTATTTTATACAAAGGGTTTCTATTAATTCTTATTGTATATTGAAATCTAGAAACTCTATTTGTTTCATAATCTTTAGCATTAATTAAAATAGATCCTTGATTGGGTATTTGTATGTCTGGGTTAAGATTATTACCTTCAGCTGTTATACCTTGACCTAAGTCACCGTAAACATTAATTGAAGCTTGAGCCTGGGGTATTTGACCTATACCAGCAGAAAAAGAATATTCTGTTAAAAACCCATTGTCAAATCCGATGCTTTTATTTCCATAGTTTATACTACCCTTAATAGGTGTCTCGTCTATATAATCTAGTAAAGGTTCATCTCCTATATAATATTTTTGTATAGAAAAATTACCAATCATGTTTCCCTGCTTTGCTGGATAAACATAACCCTTACCAATAATATTAATTGGTTCCTGAGAAATAGAGTAACTGCCATTAATATCAGTTACTCCAGACAAAAGAATACCATTTAGGTAAAACGTTTGCTCGTAATTAAATAATGCATTTTTAGTAGCCACTTAAAGAACCTCCTGTTTGCTTTTCTTGAGAAATAACACCAACTACAGCATCTTTGATTTTGGAAGCCATAGCTTGATCTGCATCTCCCCCACCACTAACAGTAGACTCACCGCTGGAGCTGACGTTAATATTTATGGTAATATTCCCCCCAGAACCACTTGAAGAATTAGGAGCTTCAGCAGTTGGAGAAGATGGAGCTTTTACTATTCCACCTTGATTCATCATATTCAAAGAATTTAGTCGATCAAAAAATCCAGGATTATTTTTTTCAATCTTACTAACACTATCAGCCTTTACTACATATTCCCCCTGATCTAACATGATAGGGCCAATTTTATCTATTCCACCCCTTCCAATAACTTTACCACCTTGAGACATCTGTGTGGGACAGCTACCACCAGAACATCCTCCTCCATATGGCCAGTTACTCTTGCTGAATTCTGCATCCAGTGATTGATTTCCATATATAGAACTAGAGTCCAAAGAAATTCTATTTGCTTTAAAATTTTGACTAGCATTATATTCACTCAAACCTTGAGGGTTCATGCCAAATGGACTTGGGGAAGATCCAGAAGAAGCCTTAAGAAGCTCATTGCTTCGATTTAAAACTTCAGCACTCTTAGAGAGGTTTACGCCTGATTGTTTAGACATAGACATAGCTCTAGACATTTGAGACCTGTCTGATTTACCAAATGCATTGCCACTAGTCATGGTAAGCTCATGAAGGGTTTGAGGTTGCCCTGTGTTCTGAGAGCCTAATTGAGATCGACGATTTGAGCTTTGTAGATTTTTTGACATTTCTAGACTTTGTTGTAATTGTCTTGAGGTAGCCATAGCTCTAGCCATCTGGTCTCGTTCTGCTTTAATAAACGTACCGCCAGTTAATTCTTGACCAGTTAATGCTTTATAATTTTTGCCAGATTCTGTTTTCTTGAGGCCCTGATTTAAGAACCCAAAAGAAGCTCCAGCCTTTTTCTGCCAGCTAGAGTAATCAGTAATTCCTTGCTTTTTCCATCTAGCCATGTCGCTAGCAACACCAGTGTTAACAAAATTGGGGTCATTTTTAGATGGGTCGGATTGATAAGCTTTACCTGAAGCCCAACCTTTCATTACACCACCAACACTGCCTCTAAGTTCCCATGCGGCTTTTGCTGTATTTGCTAATTCGCCAATTTTACTCATAGCTAAACCGCCAGCTAACTGTCCTACCATACCCGAGTATTTTTCATAGCGAGCTTTAGTTTTAGCATTCTTTTGTTCTACATCGTATTGGTATTTATTCAATAAATAATCTCCATACTTTTTGCTATAATCACTTCTGACTCTTGATCGAGAACTCATCATATCTCCAGTTGGGTCAATATCTAAAGTGCTACCAAGGTTTACCCTTCTAGAACCTGGATCAACTGGGGCAGTTGGGCCACCATAAGGTTGATCTTCCCTATTGGAGTGTGCTGCAATCATTGTTCCAGCTAAGTAGCCTCCACCTCTAGCAACATTCATTGCAGCGCTATCACTAGATGGATTGAATATATTATCATTTGACCACTTCTTAACATCATCCCAAACACTGCCACCCTCATATCTATGCAATAAACCACTAATGTTTTTACCAACAGCCGCAGCTATTCCTCCAGCATTTAATTTAACGACTGGAGTTGGTATAGAGCCTCCCGAAGCTAAAGTGACTGGTCCACCGTCTTGCATTTTGTAAATATCTTCAAGACTACCAGTAGAATTCATTTTATTCAACTTATCCTCTCCCAGTCTATCTACTATTTTTTTACGTACTACATACTCACCAGCAGTAAGCATAGTTGGAACTTTTTTGTTTTCCGTATAACCAACTCTTCCGCCTCGATTTCTGCGTATTATTCCTCCATTATATTTAGTTACTCCAGTAACTGCACCACCAGTACTAGTATCACTACCAAATCCCATCATCGAGAAAATGCCACTAGTTAATTGCATTGATGCTCTGTCAATTAATTTGTCGTGTATTTTTTGCACGATACTACCTGCAAATTTTAAAAATACATCTTCCATTCTCATGGTTGAATCTGCAATGTCTCTAGCCATTTGTCTGAATCCATCTTGAACCGCATCAAAAGAAGTATTAGCTAATGTTTCTGAAAATCTTTCTATGGCCATATTGTTTTCTGCAATTCTAATATTTAGGGTGTCGCGAAACAAATTTTCTTTGCCATATAGTTCTATATTTTTTTCCTGGGTAAGCTTAGCTAGCTCTAATTGTTTTTCTGCAGCTTTCAGAGTGTTACCTTCTCCGGCATAAACACTCTGTTGAGCTGATAGTTTTTGCTCTTTGCCGCGTTGCTGAGCTCT